GAGTACTTTAAGAATCCTCGCCACAAGAAAAGATTGAAAATGTTATTGGATTGGCAGCTTAAGAACGTTTGTAGGGGTTATTGCCCTGATGGCACACTTAAGTATACCACTGATGGCGGGAGGATGAGTGGCGACATGAACACTTCACTTGGCAATTGTCTTTTGATGTGTTGCATGATTAAAGCCTATTTGATGGAGAAAGGTATAGACGGACAGCTCGCCAATAATGGTGATGACTGCGTTGTGTTCATGGAGAGGGATAATGTAGAAAAATTTCAAGAAGGCCTCTTCGAATGGTTTGTTAAAATGGGATTCAACATGAAAATGGAAGAACCCGTTTATGAGTTTGAGCATATCGAATTCTGTCAAACTAAACCGGTGTATTTAAATGAGTCGTGGATCATGTGTAGAAACCCATCCACTGCATTAGCGAAAGATGCAGTATTTATGGAAAATGACCCTACTGTAGGGGTTATTAAAGGATGGTTGGACGCTGTTGGTAAAGGAGGGCTAGCGTTGACTGGAGGGATACCTATCTTCCAGGAATTTTATAGAATGATGGTCAATTCTGGTGAAGTGACGGGGAAAAAATCTTGTAAAGAGATTTTTACATGGGGCCGACGCCAACTAATTGGCAGGCTCGATGGTAAATATACACATATTAAACCCGAAACTAGGGCTAGTTTTTACTATGCATTTGGTGTGCTGCCTGACCTACAAATCGAGATAGAAAAATATTACCATAATATTACTATAGATGTCACGAAATACGATGAGGACGTCGTATTCGAACATAATTTGGGTATTTAAAATAAAATCGTGTATTGAGTTTTGTGTGTTTACTCATTTAATTAACACTACATGGGGTTGCGTGGCTTAGAGTGGCCAAAACGTTTTCTACTGCCATCATGGTGAGGGGGATCGGAGGGTTTCTTCCGTAGTCAATTGACGTACTCCTAAGAACTCCTATTACACCTGCGTAACATTTCGCCTTTGGTGTCGATCGGAGACTTCTGAATCACTGGTTATGGATAAAGTGTGATGTAAACATTTACGTGCTAAATAAAAATGCCGAACGACTGCACGGCCGCACATTAATTTGTACC